CGGCCGCCAATTGCTCCTCGATGGCCGCCCTCATGGTTTCGGGAATAGCCTGCGTCTCGAATGGCGCCTGGGCCTTGCCGTCTTCCTTCAGCATCCGTAGCGCCTTCCTGCGCCAGCGCCGGAGTTCAGTCTTCATCTCCTCGGGCTCGGGCATCGGATACGACTGTGGTACCTGGGGTGCAAACTGCTGCGGGAACTGTCCAAACGGCGACGGTTCCGGCACCGGCCCGCTACCGAAATCCTCCTCTGAATAGCCCATGTCCCTGGCCGCCGCATTCGGCGTGATGATGCCGGCGTCCACCAGCAGTTTCATCCGGTTGGCCTTCGACTCCAGATCCTCCTGCATCACGTCCAGATCGTCATAGAGAAACTCGAACTTCAGCGATGGATCGAAATAGGGTACCAGTTCGGCGTTGATCTTATCTGCTATGTACTCGGCCCTCGGGATCTCGGTATCTTGGTACAGCGACATCCGCTGCTCGGTCGAGGCAGCGTAGTTGGCCGCCTCCCACGCGCCCGCGATGGCGGGCGGGATCCCATAGGCTGCGCAGATGTCCCGCCGCAGCTCTGCCCGTACTGCCGCCAGGTCCTGGTCCTTCGGCGTCACCCCCAGAGTCTTCGGCTCCAATCCTTGGTCGAGGAATAGGGTCTTGAACGCCTTGGTCACTCCCCCCACGGCCCGCTTCCACCTGGCATTTGCCTTCTGCCAGTCCGATTCGTTCAGTTGCTGCTGAGTTGTGACGTAGGTAGCCGGCACAGCGTAGTTCGCGAAGAAGGCCGAGAGGTACTTGTTACAGTTGATCTCCGCTTCAATGGCCGACTTGGCAGCCGCCGTCATGGACATCCCGCCTAGGTCATCTAACGGATGGAAGTCCCTGAAGTAGATAATCTCCTCAATATCGAACGGAAACTTCTGTCCCTTTAGCGTTTGCTCAAACCCAGTAATACCGGATGATTCCTTCTTGACCGTCATGCTGACTGCATTCAGCCGCTTCAGTCGCACAATCTCAGAGCCCCGCTTGCTCAGGATCTTCAGCCAGAACGCCACCCCCTGAACGCACAGATCCCATTCGGTCGCCCGAAGCAGATCTCCCCAGTTGCTGTCCTCGTTCACTTCCCGCAGCAGAACGTTCAGCGGGTGAAACTCCTCCTGTTCCTGCTCCTCCTCACCGTCCTCTCCCGGGATGTATTTGCACAAGCGCCACGGGATGGCGGCTAAGGCATTCGCCCGCAGCGTGATACAACGAGACGCCCATACTGATTGTGTTACTAGGGTTGCAAGACTGCCCGCCTGGCCGCCGGCCTCTTGGGCCGCGTTATAGTCTACGGCCCAGCCGGGTATTGAAGTAATTGCCTTGAAGCCCCCGCTCTTTGGCAGATCGACGAGATGGCCACCAATGATGAGTTGTCGTGTTATCGGCATTGATCCGGCCCTTTATGGATTTTTCCTGGCAGTCGGAACCATTCCTCAATCTCGGGATATTCGATACAGTCTAAATTCTCTAGGCCGCCAGTCCCGGCCGATTCAACGAAGCACATGAGGCACAAGACCTTTCCGTCAAACTCAACCCAAGTGCTCATGCACTCATTGTTGCCAGCGTGTAGCATTTTGTCACAGCGGGGACAATAGATTGCCGCGAACGCCCATGGGTGGTCGTCTGGCAGCATGTCCTCTAAGTGCGAATGGATAAGCGGCTCTGTCATATAGCCTCCATGAGGAAGCCGCCGCTGCCTTTCGCTCCATGCCAAGCAAGAGCCAAGGCGATTACCGTATCGTCGTGTAGCCCCTCGGGCGCAGCATATTTCACGTGCCCGGTCGGGGAGGTGCTGACTTCGATAGCCTTGAGTTCTGCAACCTGGATGGGATGCGGCATGATCCTCAGCTCGCCCTTCTCAATAGCCAGGGCTAGCGCCTCCAGGAGAGGCGCCTTAGAGACCGCCGTAGTGGCAAAACCCCTGACGGGCAGGCCGGAGCGCCGAAGCTCCTCAATGATGGGCTCGCCCATGGCGTTGCTTTCGGCCCAGATAATATCTGGTTTCCACCGATCAGCGATTGCCGCGAGCCGCTGCCGCTGTAGGGCGTAATCCACTTTGTTGGAGCGGTCAAAGACAACCTGTGCCTTACATCCCCTACACACGCCACCAATAACGGTGAAGTCAGTCATCTTGCCCCAGTCTGCCCCAAGGGTGACTCCGCCGTGGCCCTTATGTTCTGAGGGGTGAGAAGCCAGGGGAGCCGTGGCGGCCTCGTCCACATTGCGGAATAGCCCGCCGGTATCCTCAATGAACTCGGCCAACCACTCCTGGCGGAAGGTCCTGTCGGGAAGCCGCTCCCGGGCCATCTCGGCCGCAAGCTGGATCTGCGGCAGCGGATTGGCAGAAGTGGGAAACGACCACGATGCCTGATGGCCCATCTCGTCGAGGCCCTTGGCATGTTCACGCCAGAACCAGTTGCGCCCCTTGGGCGTCGAGATGCAGGTTATCTCCCCTCCGGTATCGGCCACCGTGGCATCAAGAACATCGTAATAGACCTCCTCCTTGACCCTTGCCGCCTCGTCTACAATGACCTTGTGGAATGACTCGCCCCGCATGGCATCGGCATTGTCGGCACTGTAGATACCCAAGAACCCATCGCCTGGGAAGTTGATGAGCATGTCCGATTTGAGAATTTCGGCTGTATATGCTGGAGATATACGGGTTGCCAAACGCCACAAGGCCCGGCTGTTCTTGTAGACCGGCACAACCCATGCCACTCGGGCGCCGGCGATTGCCCAATCAAGGCCGTCGCAGCCGCCCAGGACAGTCTTTCCCCAACGGCGGCCGGTCGCGAGGAACTTGCGCTTTGCTGGATGGAGAACTACGCCCCGCTGATCGGGGCGTAGGATATCGACAAGATTAGTCACATCTCAATATGCGAATCGGGGCGGCCCGGCCCTTTCCGGGGGCCCACCACAAGCCGGGCAGCGAATGGCACCGATGGCGGGTTCAACATAAACGGTGGCGCAATAGCCACATTGGGCCCGAGAAGATGTTCGCTCCTCGGTCGCCCAATAGCCATAGCCTCCATCACTATCGGTCGAATATCCCATCATTTCTCCATTATCGCTCGTCAAATATTCCATCATTCCTCCTTTATGCTGCCAAACAGCAGCGCCCGTATCTGTTCCGCCGTCAGCTCCGGCTTTGTCTCATGCGTCAGTGTCACCTGATCGCCGTACAGCTTACGCCATCTGCGGGCTGCCAGCCAGCGGTTGCCGCCGGGCTCCTCACGGATGCCCTTGAGCATGTCCACCTGGGCATAGGCCTCGGCCCGCTCCACATCTTCTAGGAACTCGCGGTAGGGCGACTGGATACCTTTGGCCCGATGCTCCTTCGCCTTGCTAAGCCATAGGTAAAACGTCGGCTGTGCTAGTCCTGAAGCCAGGCAGGCGGTTTGTAGATAGTTGCCGGCCCGGATAAGGTCGCAGATACTCTTCGAAACTACCGGCGTCAGCTTCGATGGTCGGCCGCCGGCGTGCTTGAGCCTGCCATTTTTGAAACTGCGCACCCTAACAATGGCATTAGTCGGCATAATCACCTTCGGGATTATCTGGTTCCACTCTCCAATCAATCCAATAATCATCATCTATTCGTCGTCCTGTACTGTCTTGTGAAAGAAATGCCTTTCCCACATCTAACGGAGCACACCCCGGGAACTCCTCGTCAAGGATACACACAGTTATCTGAAACCCCATCTTACTTGTGGCCGTTATTTTACTCATGATTTCTCCCTTCATTCTGTCTCAACGGCGTTACTCATTCCCGGCATCCTCTATGGCCCTCAGCCACCGCTCCGCCTGCCCTTTCGTGACAGCATATCTGTCCAGTACAGGACGGTATTCCTCATCAGAAATCCACTCAATCCGAAAGCAGGGATAGCCGGCGTCGGTGGCAAGTTGCTCGAAGAACTTGGTATGGTCGTCGTTCCAGATTAGAGCATCATCCATCATGACAGACTCGATAATAGATCGAGTGCTTCCCGAAGATGACGTTTGCATATCAGGGCATCTATCTTCCCATCACCTTGCGCGTAATCATCAAAGAAGCTAGCCACAATCACGCAATCCGTTGCGGCCTCCTTTGTTAGTCGATTAAACTCGTTCCCAGCAGCCTCCCCCATCTCGCGGTTATATTTCAGGGCAGCGGCCACTTCGTCCTTTGTCATCTTACTAACACTGACATGTTTCCTTTTCACCTGTCCCCAAGTGGTATCGTGGATTTCTTTGGAGCACAAGTCACAAAGTCCA